GAACAAGAAGAATTAATGAACTCTTTCTATCAATTAAGAAACTCTAAAGCTAATCGTGATAATTTTACTAACAATGTAAAAAATGTAATTGGTAGAAGAAAATTAGTAGATATTGTTCAGTTATCAAAAGATGGAACAGAAACATTAGATGTTAACAAATTTGTTAACCAATATTTAAAGTTAAAAAACTCAGGAACTAATAAATTATTTTTTGATGAGGCTACCGTTAAAAAATTAGATGCTATAGCAAATGATGCGGATGTTTTAAAAAAATTAGATGTTGAAGGTTTAAAAGATTTAAATAAATTAAAATTAAAAAGCACTAATTCTATGGTCGATGAAGTAACAGACGCTGTTCAAAGAGCTACAGATGATGCTAATGATGCTATGTTTATGGCAATTAAAAATGGTAGAATAAATAATTTAGAAGATATTACAACAGGTTTAATGAAAAATCCTGAATACTATCAACCTTTTGTTAACAGACTTCGAACTCTTAAACCAAAAGCAGATCCTGTTACAGGTAAAACAGTAGATATAGCAGAGGACACTGTTAGAAAATTAGATGGTTACTTTGATGAAGCTACACAACAATATAATCCGGGCGTAAAAGATTATGCTATGGAAAAAATTATTAAGTCAGGTTTTCCAGAAGGTATTACAGATGAACTTGTGAAATCTGGAGATTTTGCAGGGCCTATGTTAAAAGCAATACAAAATCAAAATAAAAATGGTGGGTTAGATACAATTATAGGCAAAGAACAAGTAAAATTATTAAAAGAAGTTTTAGAAACTACTGTTAAAATGTCTGATGCTAATTTAAAAGGCACTGCTGGATTGGCGCCTGCCGCTTTCGTAGCTGCTGCAGGATATAGAGCACTAACTGCACCTTTAAGTTTTATTACAGAAGTAGGTAGAATATTTTTATTAGGTAGAGCGTTGCGTTCAGAAACTGTTTTAAAATCTATGACCACTGCTAATTTAACATCTAGACAGATGAGAAGAGCTAAAGAATTAGGTGTTAAGATAGATGATTTGCAATCTATTAGAAGTAAAGAAATAGATGAGTTTATGAGACAAAATGTTAGAAAGTATACAACAATGGGAACGGTTGAAAGCGTTGGAGCAGGAGGTGAAGCCGTGGGTAGAGAAATAGTAACACCTGCAACAGAAGCTATACAAAGTGAATTAGAAGAAAGCGATATACAAATACCAACCAAAAACCAAATCGTTAATCAAGCAAGTAACGCACTTAAACAAGTAGAACAAGACAAATTACTAGGAATAAGTTAATGCAAATAGATCCAATGTTAATGTGGAATATTGTTATAACCGTGGTGCTTGGTCCAGTAGCATGGGCATTTAGTAAGATGTTTGCAGAAATAAAACGTTTACAGATCTTGTTAAATAGAACAAGAGAAGATTACGCAACTAAGAATGAACTTCACAATGAAACGAAAGAGATAAAGGAATTAATTCTAAGGTTAGAAGTTAAGCTCGATAGGTTCATTGAGAAGAACAATGGTTGAACCAGTCACAATTCTGACGGGAATTGCATTAGTTAAAAAAAGTGTAGATTTCATAAAAACCAACATAGGCACAGTACAAGATATCGGTGACATCATAGGTCATGTAGATAAAGCTCTTAATGGTCAACAACAAGTAATTAAAGAAAGAGACTCAAAAAATGTCGACCATTTTGCCGTAGAAAATGTGGCCAAAGAAGTGATTGATGCAAAACTTGCTCAAGAACAATTGTATGAAATGAAACAATTAATTGACCATAGATTTGGACACGGAACTTGGTCGTTCATACTAGAAGAAAGAAAAAAAAGATTAGATAAAAGAAAACAAGCCATCAAAGAAGCTAAAGCCGCAAAGATGAAAAAACAAAAAGAGATGTATGATATGATAAGAATGATTATGATAGGAATAGCAGTAATATTATTTGTTGTAGTAGCTATAGGTATAACCATAAAATTTGTATTAGCACATCCTGTTGAGGGAGATGATAAATCTTGTAGGTTATATGAACCTAAATATTTTCTTATATGTATGTCCGAGGGACGAGGTTACGCTGATACACAATTATATTTAGATTACAAAAGAGAAAAAGAAAATTGGATAATAATAGAAGGAGACTGATATGAAACCAGAAAACTTAGATAAGTGGCGTATATGGCCAAGACTGTTAATAAGCTTATATGGTCTAGCTTTCTTTAGAGTTACAGAATGGTTTATGCAACTCGAAGACCCAACCAATGCACAATCTGCTTTTGTAAGTGTTTTAGTAGGAGCAGGTGCGGCTTGGTTTGGATTATATTGTGGGTCTGGTAAAAAAGAATAAACTGTGTTATCTTATGGGATGTCCTATTTGATGTCCAACATCCCACACTTCAAAGCGTGGGTTAGAAAAGAGTTTACACACAATCACATAAAATATCACGGTGAGTATTTGCACGCTTTGGTTATAGCGGTAACTACTATTCCTGATCGATGTTTATCGTTTCAGGTTGTGTTTACAGGTATTGATGAAGAAGAAAATGTTCACGGTGGTGCTATGTGGGCACGTATGCCAATTACTAGTTTGGTTGCTGATGAAGTGTTAGAGGAGATGCCAGAGCGTATGGATACGCATTTAGCACAACCTTGGGACTGCTCATCAAGAGGTCATTCTATCATTGTTATGGATAGAGTAAGTTCTAGTCCTTGGTTTTGTAAAATAGGTGGAGAGTTTTTTAAAGGCAGATATATGTTTACTGTAGATTATACAGATAGCTATATCTCAGATGATCCTGCCCAACATAAGCAGAGTCACGTACTACAATTAATTGACTCTGGTTCTTGGACTGGTAATATAGTAGCATTACCTAATAACAGAGTTAGGGTAACAAATCCTGCTTTGTGGACAACAGGCGAAGGTGCACCAGATTTTAGACCTAGCCAATATATTCACACCGCAGAAATACACGACAGTTACACTGATTCTGATGTTACGTTTAACAACCTATATAAAAAGGAGAAATAAATGCCCGGAAAAAAAATGAGTAAGTATATGGCTAAAGGTGGCAAGTATATGTCTAAAATGGCTAAAGGCGGTAAGTATATGTCCAAGATGGCTAAAGGTGGTAAATATATGGCTAAAGGTGGTGTAAAGAAAACAACTAAAGTTATGACCGTTGCACAGATTAGAGCTGCAGCTAAGAAAAAAGGTTATAAATTGGTGAAGTCCTAATGGCTGTTAAAAGAAAAACCACTACACGAAAGAAAAAAACTACCAAGAAAAAAGGAGCAAAGCCAACTAATCCTGCTTTATATGCAAGGGTTAAAGCAGAGGCAAAAAGAAAGTTTGATGTATATCCATCCGCTTATGCAAATGCTTGGTTAGTTCGTACGTACAAAAAACGTGGTGGTGGATACAGGACTGCATAATGGCTACTAAACCTACAGGTGGTCTTACAGCGTGGTTTGGAAAAGGTTCTAAAGGCGACTGGGTAGATATTGGATCTCCAAAGAAAAAAGGTAAGTTTCAAGCTTGTGGTAGAAAGTCAGCTAAAAAAAGTAAACGCAAATATCCTAAATGCGTTCCAAGAGCTACGGCTCAACGTATGACAAAATCTCAAATAACAAGTGCTGTAAAAAGAAAAAGAGCCGCAGGTAATCCTGGTAAAAAACCTACAAATGTAAAAACATTTGCTAAGAGAAAAACAAGGAGGAAAAATGCCAGAAAAACTGGATAATGTTACAGATTTAATATCATTACACGAAGGCGTAAAGTATCGTGTATATGATGATGCAAACGGTAAAGAAATAAAAGCAGGTGATACTTTAGTAGGTCATCCTACTATTGGCGTTGGTAGAAACGTGGCGGCAGATGGACCAGGTATCACTAGAGAAGAGATAAATTTTTTGCTTGTTAATGATATACAAAGAGTTCGAGGAGAAGCAAAAGATTGGATATTTTTTAATGGTCTTAGTAAAGTTAGACAAGCCGTAATTGTAGATATGCTGTTTAATATGGGAAGAACTAGATTTAACCCTAACAAATGGCCTAATTTTTTTGAGGCTATACGCAACCACGACTGGGAAGGTGCTTCAAAAGAAATGCTAGACAGTTCTTGGAGCCGTCAAGTTAAGTCAAGAGCAGAAAGATTAAGCGCTATGATGAAGACTGACAAATGGCCAAAAAGTTAGATCCTAAAAAAGGCACAGGTAAAAAACCTAAAGGTTCAGGTAGGAGGTTATATACTGATGAAAATCCAAAAGATACTGTACGAATTAAATTTGCGACTCCAGAGGATGCTAGAAAGACTGTTGCGAAAGTCAAAAGAATATCTAAACCATATGCTAGAAAGATTCAAATCTTAACAGTAATGGAGCAACGTGCAAAGGTTATGGGTAAAACACAAGTAGTAACCATAGCCAAAAGAGGTAAAGAAGCATTAAAAAGATCTAGAAAAAAGAGTCAAAGCAATAAAAAAAAATAAAACACATATAGTAATATATCCACAATTTACCGTAACAGTCGTTATTAATGGTTATATAAATACTTTGACTCCAGTGGTTAAACTAGTATATTCAAAATAATTATCAAGACTTTTATTCGCCCCAACTGCTACCCACTTCTACGTCTATTTTTGAGGGTATCTTCATTTCAGGAAAACAGTTTTCCATAAGATCTTTTATTTTAGCTACCTTACTAGATTCGCTTACAGAAAAACACAACTCATCGTGCACGGTCAACATAGGCATAAAACCTTCGTTATGACAGATAATCATAGCTCTCTTTGTCTGGTCTGCACTAGATGATTGTATCAACCTATTTAAAGCTTTGTATGTAAAAGCAACTTGATAATT